TGTAGTACCATCAGGTACATTACTTATATAGTAAGGACATTCGTTTCCTGTTATTGCAGATAAATTTATATTAGTAGTAAAAGCACTTGTAAAACTATCAACATCACTATAAAGATTTATTATCCCACCTAATGGTGTTGTTCCAGTATAAGATAAGCATGTAACAGCAGAGAATGGCATATATTTAATTATGGTTGGTTTATTTCAAAAGTATATCCTGACATTCCACAACTTATTGGTGGTGGTAATGGTGTTGGTGTAGGTGTTGGTGTAGGTGTTGGTGTAGGTGTTGCGTCACAGGTAACGTCATAAACTATCTCTAATCCTAAACTAAAAAACGCATCAGCTAGTGGATCAAAATCGCCGTCACAATTTGATTTTATTTGTAATGTATTGTTTAATAAATCAATATTATAACTACCAACCTCATCAATTCCTGATAAAATATTTTCTATTGTTGATTGCCATAATGTATCTTGAGGTACATCATTTAATGTTGTTGCGGTATAAAAACTTTGAGTGAAAGCGCTTCCGTTAATATTAACTTGGGCGTTAAATACTGCCCCACTAAACACACAACCAGTATATCCTGAAGTAATATCTAAATAACCTTCGTTTAACATTTCAAAAAACCCTCTTTGGTTACCTGTTGATGTTACAAAAGTGTTTTTACATAAAGTGTAAATATCATAAGAAGTGACTAAATTGGAATTACATTGTAGTGTAAAATTATGATTTTTAAAACATCCATTAGAGTCGGTTACAAGTACACTGTAAGTACCTGCGGTTAGTCCTGTTACCGTAGTTCCTGTTTGTAACCCCGGAACGTTATTTGACCATGAATATGTTATTGGCGGTACTCCGTCAAATATGTTTACAGTTGCTTGTCCATCATTATTTCCTGTACAAGATGTTGTTGATATAGTACTAACCAAACTACCTGAAGTTGTGATTATAACTTGTTCAGTAACTGAACATCCGCTCTGATCTGTAACAGTAATGTTATAACTGCCGGCATATAAATTTGTAAATGTATAAGATGATAATGTTGTATCTATTATTGATTGCCCGTCACTTAAAACGTAATCTAATAATCCTGTGTATCCACTACTTACATTTATTTCTAAAGAACCATTATTATAACCACAAGTAGATCCTGTTGTATTCGCACTTATTGTAAATTTTTGTTGTGAATTAACACTAAAAGTGTTTGTGTAAACACAACTACTACTTGAAGCTGATATTACTAATAAGTAGTTATCGTTAGCTAATAAAGGTGAAGTGTAACTAACAAATGGTCCTGTTTCTACATTTACAAACCCTGTAGTTTGACCCGATAAATAATAATTGTAAATATTATACCCACCAGACAAATTAACTTGTATTTGTCCGTTGTTTTGAGAACAATTTGAATTAGTTATTGTTGTATTAACAACATTAAACCCATTCGGTGTGCTTAAAAAATCATTAAAGGTAAACTCACAAAAATTGGCGTCTCTTACTACTGTAGTATAATTACCGTTTGTGAGTCCAGTAATAACAAAAGTATCTGAAAGTGTGTACCCAACCTGACCTGTATTTGCTGAATAATAAAATGGTGTAGTACCGCCTGTAAGTGTGTATGTCAAAGATCCATCAGAATTGAAACAAGATGGATTAATTGCAGTAACTAAACCTAAACCTATAGGGTCGGCAATACCTACTGTTTCAAATTTAGTCACTGAACAGCCTAAACTATCAGTTACTGTACAACTGTAAGAACCTTGGGTAAGTCCTGTTATTAGTTGTGTTGTTTCTCCGTTAGACCATAAGTAAGTAAAAGGTCCAGTACCCGTTACACCGGTAACCGCTAACTTTCCTTTATCTATCACACAATTTGATGTGTTAACTTTCCAAAATCCAAAATCAGGACCTGTACTAGGTATTACGACACCATTACCTGTTGTTGCCGTGACATTACCAAAATCAACAAAATTAACATAATAAATTCCTGAAGATAGATTGTTAAATTGATATGGTTGTGTTGGTGTTGTAACAAAATCAACTAAATTGCCGCTCTCATATAAAAATAAAGTGTATGGTGACGCAGTTGTCGTTGCACTAACATAAAATGACCCATTATTTTCACCACAAGTTGTTCCCGAAACGTCATATAATCTAGCCCTGAAACAATCGCTTATTATAACATTAACATAAAGATCTTCATTAACACCACCTGAAGAATCATTTATTCTAAAAGTGTAAGTACCGGCACTTAACCCACTAAAAGTAAAAGGTCCTAACCCTGTCTGTGAAGGATATCCCCCAGGTATTTCATTATTAACCGTATATATTGGGGTTCCGTTGAAAACGTTTATTATTGTTGTGCCTGAAGCCGCGTAACACGTCCCTGTTACTAAGAAACTATAATTTAATGGTCCTAAATCACAATTTTGAGTACATGTACTTGAGGTATCAGCACTAATCCCTACGGCGGAACCTGAAAAAGTCGCATCTAAACAAACCGATTCAGTTGTGGCAGCAAGACCTTCAACTTTATTACCGCAACAATCTATATAATTATAATACCCCCCAAGTGTATATCCAGTAATACAAGCCATTAACTACAATTTATTTGAATGTTTATACCAATATTTAATGATAAAGTTTTATTTGTGAAGTCATCATAACAAGTACTATTACTAATTGTTAAAACATTACCACTAAAAAAATAATTTAAACCATAGTTATAAAGTGTTTGTAACTTATCGTTTATTGCATTTATTACTTCACTATTTGTTGGGAAATCGTTATAACCATAACCAACATAAAATTGTTCTTGAACTAATATTTGATTTCCTATTCTACAATCAACAAACCAAGTCGATATAATAGAATTTAAATCACATTGACTTTGGGTATATCCACTTCCATTTAATACGTTATTTAATATGTTACCTAATATACCGGCTGGTGATGCTGTCGGTAATTGACATTTTAAGGTTTGATCGATACAGTCATAAACAAATGGTTGCCCGTTATACTCACAAGGAATACATTCAACAGGAATGAACACACAACCTCTTTGTCTTCTCCAAACAAATTTTTGTCTATGAAAAATTGAGTTATCTAACTTTTGTCCGGTTAACCAAAGCGTGGTAGCAGGAACAACCTGTTCTAAAAGTCTTTGCCAATAATCACCAAGACCCAATGTATAATCTATAAGTTTTTGATATGTAAATTTATTTGTTGGTAATCCAACGGTTTCTTCAGATTGAAGGTATCTCCAAAAAACCGATTGGAGTGTTGGGTACCCTCCAGTTTTACCATCAAATATGGTTTGTCTGTTTCTAACATTTATAAAATTGTTATAAAAAGACTGAGCAAATTCAAAAAATGTTTTTTCTTTTGGTTTTGGGTTTATTGTTGTCCAATCTATATTACCTGGCGTAGGATAAGGTGATGTCATAGCAGAATTAGGTATAGGGTATCCAAAATTTACAGACATGTCCCAAATATCGTATGTAATTCCTTGACCTACGTTCGCATATAGTTCTATATTTTTAGAATTTATAACTAATTTATCATCATTAACTTTATAATTTACCCCATTGAAGTTTTGTTTATTAACTCTATTACCAACTTCATTTGAAACCCAAGATTTTTTATTATCATTTATTCTAGTTAATGTATAACCCATACCCCCCATAAAATCAGGTTTTCTAAACTTATCCATATATTCTTGCCCAAAACTAAATGGTTGTAATTTTGTTTTTAAAGAAAGATTTCTAGGGTCAAAAGATGAATTCGCGTCATCAATAATTTCTGGCGATCTGTGTTTTGGACTTTTTTCAAACCAACCCGAACCCTTTTGATAAAAGGTATTTTCGGTTGCCCTTGGGCTTTTTGGGAAACCTTTGTCATCAATACCATAATCTTGTCTAGTGTTTGAATTAAAACTTATGAATCCTCCGCTAGTGAATCCAGTATAAATTACACCTAATAATGAATATGTAACGTTTGGGTTTAATATGGGTTTTTCTTCATAAATTGTCCCTCCTGAAATTTGTGCAAATTTCTCTTCAAACTCATCCATACGTATTTTACCATCAGCAACGTATATGATTTCATTAAATTCAATTAAGGCTTCAGGCGCACCAATAAACCTCATTATATATTCTAAAGATTGTCTTGTCCCTTTAGATTTAAACATATATGCAGAATTTAGAATAACATTCCTATAATATTGATAGTTTAGTTCTGTTGGGGAGTCGTCTTTGGATTTACCTCCATATATTTTTTTATTATCTGTGTTAAAAACTGAACTCAAAAAAGATTCATTTGTTATTGGTGAGATATCGGTGTTTATTCCTAGTGTTTGTGCTAAATTTTTAAGTAACTGTGAAGGTATATCGTTTCCAACATTATAATTTACTGATGTCATATGAGATAAAGAATCTACAAATTTTTTAACTTCATCAAAACTTCTACCGTATAGTTGTAAAACTTTTTCCATTTTTTTATCTGAAGTGTCAAAATCTTTTAGTGCGTTTGTTGTTAAAAATCTAGATATTAAATTAGTTTTGTCAGTATCTAAACTTTTACCTATTTGACTTATTTTTTGAAGGTATTTCTCAAAATTTTCTGTTTTAATGTCTAAATTCCACTGATCTATAAGTGGCCAAGTAATTTTTTCTACAAAATCTCTAGTTTTACCGTCTGAAGAATTTTCAGAGTATTTGAAAGTCGCACTATATTTAGGTTCAATATTCCTGTTTAGTAAAAATTTTTCAATTTCATCAAACTCCAAATTAAATATACTTTCTACAGTAACGTCATTTGGTCTAATAATCATTGTACCTGAGTATCCGGTTTTGCCAGAAAATGGGTTTCCTTTTACTGTAATATTTACAGTATCATCTAAAAGTTGTTCAGAAGGTGTGAATGTTATTAATGAATATTCTTTTAAAAAGTCACCAATATAGACTGAATAACTTCTATAGTTTGTCGTTAAATCCCTATATTTTGATACTTTTATTGGTGCTGTTTCTACTGTTCTAGGCGCATTTACAGTATAATCAATATTAAAAGGATTTCTAAACGCATTAGTATCCATTTCAAAATTAGTTATATCTTCCAAAGGATCGTATATCGCATTAAAAGCAGTGTCTGCGGTTATATTACCAAAAATAAATTCATTAGATATGATCGCGCCAGGAAATTTATTAACAATATTTATAACCGATGTTGAAAGTCTTTTTTGAATTGATCCGTATGTACAAAAACTTGTTACTTGTGTTAAATCAAAATTTGGGTAAATTTTAAAATTTTTTTGTATTAGTTCTTTAGTTTCTTCAATATTTTTAATATCAAGTGACTCTAAATTTTGTGGTTTAGAAAATACTCCAGTATCAAACCCTCTATTTGTTTTGTCTTTTGTGTTATTTACAAATCTAAAATTTGCATTTGTTAATCCGCCCCCATTAATCGTTTGGAATCCCACAATATCATTTGAGAAAGTTTCTGACCCTACTGGTGGTGCTGGTGGATAAAAATATTTTTTACTAGCCATTAACTAACAATATTTGTAAAGTTCTTACTAAAATCGAATCCGTTTATTTTTTCTTGTCTAACCTCATATAATAATTCATTAAAGTTATCTCGTATTTCAAATAAATTATACTGTTTGTATATATTATTATTAGAATCATACATAGTGTAAACACCGTCTTCAATACTTTTTGTTTGATTACCATATAATGCAATACCTAAAGTATCTATATCGTGCTCAGTCATTTGAATGTCTATAGTTATTGGATCAAAAAATGTATTAGTTATAATTATATTTTGATTAGGTTGGCCAATAAATGGGGTTGCCGATGGTTTGTTAGTCGGTGAAGAAGATGGCGAAAGTGTACAAAAAATTAAATCGGTCCCTCCGTCCACATAACGATATCTTATTGACTTTTGAGATGTATTTACTTGTTCGGTAACAACAGGTTCACAAAAAAATGAAGATGTGATAATTCTATAAAAATTTGTAATTTTTGTTCCGTCAGAATTTAAATACTCTACTCTGAATCCAACAAGTCCTTGATTTATGAATTTATTTCTATAATCGCTAGGAACATTGTTTATGTCTATAACTATACCTTTTACATTAGGTAAAGAAGAAAGGACCCCGCAGTCTGTTATTGTTGTTCTTATTTCAGCAGGTCTAATAAAAAGAGTATATATACCTAATTTATTAAATTCTGTTGTTGGTAATTTTAGATTATAAAGTCCTCCTAAAACTTCAATATCTGCATTACCTCCTGTTTCTGAATTGTGGAAATATGGTGTAAGAATGCTTGAAGCGTTCAATTTTTTTAAAGTAAAATCATTTGTAACATCTCTTGTTGCCGAATAATGTAATATTATTTCAACATCTGTTGGTGATACATCTGAGGGTCTTATGGTTCCGTATGTTCCTAATGCCATTTTTTTATTTTATAAATAGTTTATTTTGTTTTTTATACATTATTGATTTTGAAAAAACCGTAACCGTATTTTTGTAAATCTCCAATATTATCGACTTCTCCTAGTCTATTTAAATTTTCAAATGGACTATATTTACCTCTTTCTAAATAAACGTCTGTGATAATTTCAGGCGCAGCAACAAAATCTAATAGATATTCATCTTTTGTTATTTTTGTAAGTGATATATCGTTACAAGTAATTCCTGAACTATTCATTAAATAAAAAGTTCTACCATTATTTAAATCATAATATGTTATATTATTTATAGTATATGATGTATAGTCTGTTGTTATTTGATCCACCATACCCAACATATTTCCTTTTTTAGTTATAACGTAACCCGGAGTATATGTTTGTGGTCCCCATCTTTTTAAAGTACTTAGTTTTGAAGTTGTATACCCAGAAACTAAAAAAGGTATTGTAGTGTAAGAACTAGATACTTGAGCAGGGCAATTATTTTGAGAATCTCCGGTAAAAATATAATTATATGAATTAGTAATTGAAGACCAATTACCCCCTTGTTGATTAAATATGTATGTACCTAATGGGTTCCCAACGGTTGCACCTGTAACGGGTATTGATATGGGTTTTTCAATAATATTTGTAGACCATGTATTTGTTCCTGAAAAACTTATAGTATAATCACCATTATTTAAGTATGTATGATTAATTTGGCTATTAGATAATTGTTGAATCGCACTACCATCCCCCCAATCAACAAAAAAAATTGTCTGCGTTAATAGACTTGCGGTAGGATCACCGGACGTATCATATAAAGTAATTAAATATGGATTTATCGTATCTGAGCTGTAAAGAAAATTAGTTATTGTATCTTTTTGTAAAACTAAACCATCAAATTCAGAGTAATAACCCAAGTCATTATATTTTTGAGTCAAAAAAATCGGTAATGTAAGTCCTGTTAATAATGAGATCGGTTTACATGCATTACATACACCACAGTTTGATAAATTACAACCACAATTATTAGTATTTCCCGAAACTAAATAACTTAAACCGGTGTATGCACTAAAATTATAGGATATTACACCATTAGTTGTGTCACTAGTATATGGTATTGATATTAAATCAGTACTCAAAACCCCTGGAGATATTCTGACATTAAAATTATAATACATCATTGTTCATTAACATATTCATACCAAACAACAGGATTAGTGGTATCTCCCACTCTAAACAGAGTTGGTGGTTGGTTTATTACTGGTATTTCTTTATATACTTTATACTCATACGTATTATAGTCTAATACATATTTGTAAAAAAAATATTGTCCTTTATCAAAATTAAATTTATTTAAACTATTTAAAGAGGATTGTGGTTCGTTCATCATTCTAACAAAAATTCCTTTTTTTGCATTAAAAAATTTACAAGAGACATAAAATTCATTTTGTGCTAAAAAAGTTTGTTGTTTTAACCAATAAATAAAAAACCCTTCTTTGTCTGCCCCTAAAAAATCTAAAATAAACTTTGGTTTTTTTACTTCGACGGGTGTTTGAGCAACCCCAATAAAACCCGGTTCTTTTAAACCTTGTTGTGTTGGTATAATAATACTTAATAACGCTTTTTGATCTTGGAAATTTTTAGTATTATAAAAATCCAATTTAAAAAAACTTCCTTTAAATGAATTAGCAAAAAAATAAATTTCATTGTCGGCAAATCCAGCATTTTGATAATCATCTAACCAGTTTGATTGTGTTGCGACTAAAATTGGAGAATTAAAATCAAAAAAATTAAAATTATAATTTATTTCTGTTTTGTCTTGATTTGTATCCCAAGGTGAATGTGAAAATCTTGTTGTTTCAAAATCGTTAATTGGGTTTATTATTTTTTCGATTGTTTGCCTTTCAAATTCTTCAATACCCTCTTGTCTTCCTTCATTATCGAAGTCAATTTTTATGGGTATGTTAATAAATTGTTCTTTATTGTTTAGTCTAAACTTATAATAATTATTCACAGTTATCTTGAGTTATTTGAGTTATTAAATTTGTTTTCACACTTGTACTTCTTTTTATTGGGTACTGTAGGAATAATATATTTTTAAAGGGGTAGTGTGCCCCATTTGTAAATGGGTTGTTTACTCCTATGTTATCTCCATCTATGTATCCATATTCATACAAATCTCTCCAAATAAAAGTATCTTCATATTCAGAGTACCAAGCATATTTAGGTATATTGTCAACCTCATCTTTATTACCAAATTCTAAATAGTCACTAAATGATCTGATTTTTATATTTGTGTGTGGTTTATAAAGATAACCACTAGGTTCGTTTAGTGTTGAGTTATCATAAAAAACATTTGAGTTTATTGAGTATTTATGATAAATCGGTGAAACAATATATTCTTTTTGTTCATAATCGTTGTATTCACAAAAATCTCCTTTTATGATGTCTCCAATATTTAAAAATTCATTATAATAAAATGTTTGTCCATTAGACACATAAGAACCTATTGGGATATTGTCTTTATTATTGGTTGATGTGTGATCCCACCAAGAATCATAAGTATTTTGTAAAAAATTAAATTCCCATCCAATGTCTATTGAACTGTTTTGTCCTATTGGTGGTTGGTTAAAAAATCCAAAGTAATTTCTATTTATTGTTGTCAAATATAAATCAGTAATTGGTTTTCCATTATTGTCTTTAAGTCCTGAAATGTTAACATCCTTTGTAATGTTAAATGTATAGTTTTGACAGCTATCTTTTATTGAAATTCTTTGTTGTTGGTTAGGTGTAATTGCCGAATACTCTAATTTCTTTTTGGTAAAAAAAGGATTATTTTCAAATCCTGCCTTTGTTATATTACAGTCTTTGGCCTCTGTAAGTACTTTATGAAGTCGTATATAATATTTAGATTTTGTTTCTCCACTATTTTTTATATTAGTAATTCTTTTGAAATTACCAAAAGTCCCTGGTAATATGTCATTTGTTGGAAATTTCATATCGTATACTGAAAATACGTTTTTTTCTGAACCATAAGAACCATCTCCTAAGTCATATACTTGAAAAACATTTCTATTGTTTATTGTAGTACTAAGTTCAACATAATCGTTTGGTTGTAAATTGTGTTTTCCTCCGCAATAAAAATAAACAAGTGACCTGCCTCCAATTATTTTATTTTCTAAAACAAATGGAATTCCCTGATTTACATTAAATGTGTTTGTTACTGAAAAATTTTCATTAGTATAGGACATTGTTTGGGCGGTAGTGCTACTATACGCATATGTAACATATGACGCCCAATTATATGTTGAAGCACTTTTTGGTACAAAATTTATATGTCCAGTTATTCCTGACATTCTTAAAAATGAAAACTCATCAAATTGTGGGTACCCTTCCCATGGTGAACCTTGTAATGCTAATGCGTTTGAGACGGGGTTTGTATAATACAAATAATTAACATATGGTGAATAAGTTGTTTTACCAGAAATACTATTGTTAATAATATTTGATATTTTACCTGATATTCTAAATGTTCCGCTTGATTGTCTTTCTAAATTAAATCTTTCTTCCGCATCAACAACAACAGACCTGTCCCCTTCAACCATAGTTCTCCTATTCGCAGAAAGAGGAACTTGTAGACTAACATCTTTATCTGTGCTACCGGCAAATCTTTTAGAACCTAGTACTATTCTTATGTCATTTTCATTACCCATTATACGTTAAGAATGTATTTTGTTATATATCTGTTTATTGCAGTTTTTCCAACATTCAAACCAAAATAAAAATGATAAGGTGCACCAACAACATACTTATCAGATTGTGAAGAAGGCCAAGTTTCGGTTTGTACACCGTTTTGGTCTGTATTATAAATATAACCTTTTTGTCCTGTGGGTCCGTTGTTAAAATAAGGGGAAAAAGGTGATTGTATAAAACTTAAATTTTGGTAATTTTCTGAAAAGAATCCATTTCCTCCTATATTCTGATTAGGCGTTGTAAACCAATCATTAAGTTCGTTACCAAATATTGTATTTTGATTAGCGGAACTCCATTTATACATTGGTACTTCTTGTGATTTAGGATACCCAAAGTTTGATGTTAATGTTGGGGCAAATACAATAGTACCAGGTGACGCTAAAGCTCTTGTCCTCGTATCTGAAGAAAAGAAAATACCCATAAGAGGGTCAGGTGTCGGTGGGACGTATAGGTCATTTGGGTCGTCGTATTCATCTTCACTAAATGGTACAACGCCATACTCTGAATTAATACTAAACATTTGTACAACGTCACCATCCATTCTATCTTCAGTTCTAGAAAATAATTTATTAATTGATGCGTCGCCAGCCCCTATAATATTTTGTAAAAAGTTACTACTAACTAGTCTTGAAACAAAAAATAATTGTAATATATCTGCAGTTTCGTTAAATGATGATGATTTTAGATTATTAACATAATACGCCTCTAATGCCGGATTAAAACAAATTTCCCTAACAAACTCATCTCTAGAACCTAAATCCATCAAAGTTGTTGGGAAAAATATATTGTGGTCATTAGTGCCTTTGAAATCAACGTCTTGCCAATTTCCTGACAAATCTTTCTTTTTTGGTTTTTGACCAATAAAGTTATTTCCATCATAAGGTGTTGATCTATAAAATAATGAATTTGTTGTTCCTTCAGTATAATAAATAGGACCCTGACCTGGTCTAAAATTATTATCTAAGGTTCCGCAAAATTTATATTTTTTTGGTTGTCCTGTAATATTGAAAATTGTTTTCTTTTTAAAAGAGTACATATATAAAGTACCATTTACCCAATTATTTTGGAATACGTGTGAGAAAACCCCTCTACAAGCACCAAACATCATTCTAAACCTGGCCTTCCATTCTGCAAAATTAACAATATCTTTACCTATTGATACAATAAATGGTTTTTGTACTAAATTATAGCACCCACCCTTTACAACTTTAGGGTCATTCTCATCACAAGGATCTTTAACTATAAAATTACCATTACTATCATAATCATAACATTTTAATGGTACCATTCCTTCACAACTAAATGTACTTAAAACACTATCCTGAACAGATGGGGTGTCACCAGTAAAATCACCAGAATTATTAGTAGAGTCTGTTGCAACATTTCCTGTTGGTGGGTTAGGGGGTGCACTATTTCCATAATCTTGTTTATAAATTGCAAAATTATCGTTTTGATGTAGTGCAAATGAATTATTTCCAAAATTTTGTAACTTATCCGACGTTGGTAACCTATCGGATCTTAAAACTAATTTTGGGTTAGCGGATGTTATAGTTAAATTTATTGTTGAGTACTTTGGTGCATAAACTCTACCTTTATAATTCCCTAAAGATCCAAATATGTTTCCGTTAGTCTCAGTGCTTCCAATAAAAGACCCTCCTTCAACATTTCCTTGAAATGTGTTTGTATCATCAAACCTTATTGTTTGTGTGTTACTACCATTGTCATCAACATCACTACTAGATGTATAATGTGAAATAGTAAATGCATTTGAATCGGGTTGAAAACTTAAATTACTTTTATCTAAAGAAGAATAATAACTTAATGCGGTACTAGTAACTGAAGTAAAATGGGTAGTGTCGACTGTAAAATTATATGGTGTAAAAAATAATTTACTATTTAAATTGTTTGTATGGGGTTCGGGTGATTTTGCACTGACGTACCATGAACCACTACCACTGTTTTCTTGTATCGGTCTATTCATATAGAAATCACCTTCAATTGAAATGGTGTCGGAACCTAAATTATATCCAAACAATTTAGATAAGTCATATTTTATTTTTTGTTTTTGTGTGTATGGATCCACACCTCTATTTAAAATTATTATTTCTAAATTCTGATAAGTTGATGATCCAATAGATGTTAATTGATTTAATACGACACTATCATCATTACCATTTGATTTTTCATAATAAACTCTTTGTGTCTTATTTAAGACATACTTTTTTAATAATGAATTAACCGCACTATCATATAAAGAAAATGCAGATGATACTGTAAGTCCAGTAATCACTTGAAAATATTCAACTCCTGTTTTGAATTTATACTCTGACTCCGCGGTTGTTGCAGTCAAATAAACGGTTGCAGAAACTATTGTTTGATCTTGTTTTAAATAACTTACGGTTGTCGGATAAACGGTGGTAGCAGTAATTGAGCTTCCAGTTATTGCGTTTGTCCCAAATTGGTTCGTTGTCCCGCTAACGTTATTAATATCATTAACAATATTGGTGTTATTTGTATCGACAAAAGATATTAAACTTCCTGAATTAAAATTTGTTAATGTTCCTGGTTCACATAAAAGTATCAAAACATTATCATCAAACGGTGATGAAGGATAACCAGGATTATTTACAGTTGTTCTTATTATATTTGGTGTTGTTGTGTCAAAATATCTTTCTCTTATGTTTGCTAAATTTAAAGATTGTGAATATGGAACCCCTTGTGCCTGTACATATTGATTATCGGAAAATATACTAACAACAGGAGTACCAATTTCAGGTGGGGTTGGGTACCCTGCTATTGCATATCTAAAACCATTTAAATCTGCTTGTAATTTATTTTGTTTAACTTGTGCACCACCAAAGATGTAGTCTTCACTATTCATACCAACAGGTATGGTGTTTGTTTGGTCTCCTTGTAAAATACCCCATGTTGATCCAACATTTGTATCCGCTAAAAATGACCCTCCACTTCTATTATATACGGTATAATCTCCGTAAACTTGAGAACTTCCTTGACCATTACCTGAAGAAAATACAGTTCCCGTAACATCAGGTGTATCCAAATCTTCACTTTCACATGGACATGCCTCACAATCAGGATACGACATCATCGGTAGGTTTATTCCTTTAAATTTAAAAGCAACTAATAATGGTGCAACTTTAATTGCAAATGCGGTTGCCGCCCCCGCCATCAATATTGCCTTAACAAATGACCAAGCAACTAACCCAAATGCTGGCCAAGCATTAACTCCATCTATACCATATAATACCGCTTGATAAAGTAGGTAAGCGGGAAATAGTATCGCCAAAAACCATTTTAGTATTGGCCAAAGTAATGCTAACAAGTGTAGTATTGGTATAAGTGCCAAAAACACAGGTGTCATTATTGTTATCATTAGATTAAATAAGAAAAATGTAAAATCAAAGTTTCTTACTCCATCATTAACAGGAAATCTATTTGTTGTTGTTGTGCATCTTCTGTCAGTTATTTCTTTTATACCTAAATGTCTACTTCTATTAAACCCCCATTTCCATCTATCTACAAAGTTTGCAACAGTATAAACTTTATTGAATGTAAATTCATAGAATCTATCTTTACAATCAATAGCCTCTTGAACCATTTGTTGACCTACTGTTGTTGTTAAATCACCATAATCATTCCAATCCAAACTAAATGCGTATGATTTTTTTTGTTGGTCTAACTGTGTTGAGTTAAAGGTATCAGGACCGTTAATATTAGATGTTGACCATCCCCATTCTTTGACGTTTGGCACTAAATAATCACCTCTCATTATATCGTTTTCCATGCCAGATTCGTTTTGGTATTGGACTCTAAATCTATATTTTCCTTTTGTTGGAATGCCTATTGATGGGTCATTTGAGATTACTTGTTCACCAAATTCATTTGTAACAACATAGTCTAAATTCATTGGTACTTCAACCAACCATGTTCCGTTTTCATCTATAACGTCTCCTCCATTTTCTAAAGAAAATTGTTCTAATACAGGTCTACCATTTACATCATAATTGATTGTTTGTCGTATAGCCAAAATTTTACCTTCACCAGTAACCATATCACATAGATTACCAGCATCTTTTTTAGGTTTACAAGTAGTTTTTAAAAAATCTTCGTTTGATGTTGAAAATATTGACCCCATAAAGACCGCCTGTGGTTTTATTTCTATACCTAGTTCTCTAAGATCAAAATCAACTCTAGTAATTCCAATGTTACATATTTCTTCTTCACCCCAAAATGATGTTACATCAATATCCTTTTTAAAATTAACTATTTGTGGTAAAGAATCTAAATCGGTTGACGACTTGAATTGATTTCCGTTAAATTGTCCTGGTCCTGCTAAACCAGCTCTTATCAAATCTGCAGGTCTTAATGAAAAACAACCAATATTTGATAGGTCTAAATCCATCATTATGGTTTGGATACCTAATGGTACCCCAACAATCATAAAGTCACCGCTCTCATTTGTTTTTGCTGTGAATTTATAATATTTTTCATAAACCTCTAAAACTTCACTTCTTGTTAATAGGTCTTCTCTATCTGGAAACGTACCTGTCGGTGTATGTCCACCATACTCTTGTCTGTAAGGTAGTAAATTATACCTATACCCATCTTCGTTTTTTTGATCAATTCTTTTATATGGGTATAATGTCGATATAACGACATCGTTTTCATCAACTTCTGAAAGTGGAATGAATATTGAGACATTAGCATTAGGTATACCATAACCTCCATTAACTATAACCCTACCCGCAACTACGCCATAGTCTGCACAAAATCTAGTATAAACATCGTCTTGTTTTAGTTTTAGAGACAATATCTCTAGAAAATCAAAATTTTGATTAACGTTTATACGTATATTTTTATCGTCACCAAAATTGGTTCTTATTCTATAGCTGTTTCCCATTAATCCCTTTTTTTAAATAAATACTAATTTTTATTTTTTTTAAAGGTAACTTGAATAGTATGAAAATAAATAATCTTATGAGAAGTCAACTGTTTTAAAGTTTTTCGTTCTTACTTTAATGTCAATATTATCAAACCTTATTTGGTATACTTGATCTGGTTCCGCAAATATGTTGTCATCAATTAATGATATTTCTTTAGTGGACGGATCTTTATATTTTTGTGAGGTTTCAGATGATGAATAATTACCACCAACTTTATTAAAAATTTTCAAATCAGATATTGTTAATACACCAGTCAAGTTTTGGATTTGTTTTCTAATTTCAGAAATGTTTACCCCTTGGCCCAAGTCTCTATTTGCGGGTGCCATGTAGTTTGATACTATTGAAATAATTTCAGTAATAACTTGTCCTTGATTTCTGTCTGATTCCATTACTACTGAAATGTCAAATTCTAAATCTATGACTTTTGCATTGTCTATAGATATATAATCATTTACCATTCTATATCTAGCAAGATAATTTGCTAAATTATTTTTAAGATTATTTGAAGTTAGTTGTGTAAGTTTACCATTAGTGTCATATGATAAAACTTGAACTAAAATTTTATTATTATTTTCTGTTATCGATACTTTAGCAGGTGCTCCAAACCTACCAGGCATTGTATCTATTAAAGATTTATAGTCATTCACTGTTACCGCCCTTTTTTGTGCCGCAAAATTAAACGCAACCATATTTCTCATTTCTTCAGTTGTTGGTGGATCGGACCCACCAATCGCAGCAGTTACGTTATTTAATTTTAATGACTGTATTACGTTTCTACTAACCTGTTCACTAGGTCCATTAACAACAAAATCAATTGTACCTATTTGGTTAATAGCACCTGTTCCAACATTACTTGACGAACCTCCACCCACTCTGTATTGTACAAAAATAGTTGTATTAGGTTTAACGGTTAACCCTAAACCAATATTATTTTGGTAGTCTTGTAATCTTAATTTTACACCTGTATTTGTAAACTCTTTTAGTTGTTGTTCAGGTGTTGTTGTACCGGCACCGAATTGAACTTTAATAAACCCTTCTCCAGTATATTCTGTTATAAATCTATTGTCAGTTTTAATGTATTTACCAGGTTTAATTCCAAATGAGTCAATTGGTTTTGTTGGGTCTTCAACAAATACAACGTCTTCGGCCAAAGCATCAACTTCATACCATTTATCTGTAGATGATTGAAACTCAGCATAAGTAGGTACAGATTGAAAAGATGTTCCATCTTTTTGTATTATACCTGTTACTCCTAATACATTTCTTTCGGGTAGAAAAAAACTAAAAAATGGTATAACATCAGATGGTCTAATTGATTTTTTAAATACTTTAGTTGTTCCGGCAACAACAACTTCTCTTTTTGTAATAACATAATTTAATATATTATTATTTGAATCAAAAGTAGGTATTTTTGTTCTATTTACAAAACCTTGTTGATCATATTGAGTTGAAAAGTCGATATCATTTAAATTTTCAAATGAGTTTCCTCCACCAAAAAACTGAGACCCTGCCCTAATAGTTCCTAAATATCTAGTATCTTCTGAATCACCAAATGGTGGTACTGTTATTGAAAAATCAACAATAGCAACAGATGGTCGATATCCAGGTATTTTTAATCCATAAGTTCTTGCAATGTTGTAAATTGATGATTTTTGTTGTGCATACTGTAAAACAGTTTCTTGTGCGGTCCTATCTATATGAAAGTGTAAATTATCAGCAATTGCCGCGTTTAAGTCCATTAATACCGAAAAAATAGACGCATCATTAAAGTTTTGTACTAAATCGGGATAATACTTTTGAGTAAAATTAATAAGTTCGTTTCTTAATCCAACAAAATCTCTTTCTGTGTATGATAATTTTTTTTCAGCCATAATATTTTATATATTTATTATTAGAAATTCTTTTGATCCAAAAGGACTATTTGTGTCACTATATACTATAGTTAGTTTAGCAGTATATTCTAAAGTGTTTGGTCCTGGTGTTCTAAAAATATCCGTATAAGATTCACTATTAACATTTGTTTCATCAAATTGTTGCCCAACGTAGTTATAAAAAACTTCACCAGAAAATGGTGATATTATATATTCAGGAACTGTTTGGGTTGGTTCATAATTTGTAGGATTTGTTGCAAGTTGTCTTCTTATAATACTATCGTTTACTAATTCCTGAGGACTAAAAAAATCAATACTGTTTATTTTATCTTGATTATCTGTTTCTTCAGGGGTAAATGGTTCTACTTTTATGTCGCTTATTTCTAAATTCGGTATATATTTTTTAACTTGTGTTTCTACTTCTTCTCTAATATTTTCAAAGGTGTCTCCGTCCATTGGATCAAAAATGTATTTGTAGATGTCAGTACCGAAATCCACGTTATAATATCTTTGTCCTTTTTGTGTTAAAAGCAAATGTAGTAGGGATGCTCTTATTTCGTCTTTTGATTGATAAGTTTGTTCAAAATAAGTACCATTAATACTATCTCTTAGAGGAAAAGTTATTCCATATCTATAAACATCTGCCATATTATATAAATATAATGTCTTATAATTTTATATAAATAAAAAAAATCACTGATTACTCAGTGATTTTTCTTGTAGGTTTGTGTTACCTTTTTCGTATCTTGGTTCATATGGGCAATGTAAACAACCACTGCCGCAACATTTACCTCTTCTTTTGTGGTACTCCTCTGTCATAACCATTTTACCATCATTCCAATAAAAGTCGGTTGGTTGTAATTTTGGTCCAAATTCTCTAACATATAATTGTTGTACCCAATCTTTTGATGCTCCTACATTCATTTTAATTATTCTTTCTAAGATTATAAAACGCCAACATAACTTGGTATGTTAGCGTTGTATCGTTACCCCATGTTACTTTCATGACTTAAACTATTTCACAAGCCCCTCCAGCACATGCTGCTTCACCTCTAAGGTCGGTATTATCTTGTAACTCAATAACTTTTGTTAAATCAACATTTGTTAATGATTTAAGTAATCTTTCATACTCTTCTTTAGTACAATCTTCATAAGGTGCTTGCTTATAAGTATGGTTAGAATAAGGTAATACAGACAAACCATTGTAGTAATTACGCTCATTCCACATCCATTCTCCAACTAATTCCCACTCATCTTCTTTAATTGAAACAGTTGCTGAAACGTTGTGTGTGTTTTGTCCGTTTCTATGTCCAGGTTTAATCCATTCTTGTGAAACTTTTTTAACTCTTTCTAACATTTGAAATACAGATTCATGTCTCACAATAGATCCTTCAGGTGCTCTTTGTGGTATTGTAATAACCGCAGTGTCGTGTGGTCTAAAGTACTCGTCCTCAATTAATTCAGGGTGATTGATTGCTAAGTAAGAGTAAATTGATTCATTTTTTCCTACACGAATTCTTCTTAGGTAGTAGTCATTATGCCATGCATGAATTCCTGATGACGTACCTAAAACTAAAGACGAAGTACCTGATGGTTTAACTGTGGTTGTTCTTGCAGATTTATTAATGTTAATAAGCCCTGCAACTCTTTCGTTTTCTTCTTTAACCATTTTAGCCGCTCTCTTCATATCATAACCTAACACAACACCTGAACCAATACCTGTCATACCAACACCAATAAGTGCGTCTTTTTCAGTTGTTCTTTTCCAAATATCTCTCAAATAATGGAAGTCAGTATAACCAGCTTGTAAAGTACCAATGAATGATGCTGCTTTAACTCTTTTATCAAAATCTTCTTGTGATTCAATATCTGAAGCATTTACCTCACATAGGTTACAGAATTGGAATGGTCGTAGTGCAATTTCGCAACAAGGGTTTGTGCCCCAATCTTTATCGTTAGATAGATAAATTCCAGGTTCTCCTGCTCCTGATAATTCAATACGTTTCCACAAATCCATAAAGAATTCTTTTGTGATTTTGTGACGAAGAAGTACTGCTGAGTTATTAGCTCTACCTCTTTGTGCATTTTGTTCCCACCAATTCCCTGATTTACAAGAAATCATTTCTTCATCGTCAGCCGAAAATAATGAGATAAGTGCTGCTCGTCTGATACCACCCGCAAGTACTGCATCTGCAATATGGCAAACGATGTCATGTGTTTCAATAGGTGTTAATCTTTCACCATCTTTTTTGTTATCCAAAACTTTTGTAATTTGGTGGATACAATCTTTTAATGGTTGAGGTCCGGGAGCCTTACCTCCTGATGTTACAAGCATCGCACCTTTTTGTCTAATATCTGAAAAATCAAATACAGGTGTTGATGACTTATAACCTAAATATGATTCCATTAATACTTTAATGGCATCAGCCCACCCTTCAATAGAGTCACCAATTAGATAACGTCTTGTTCTTTCAGAGTTTGGTTTTTTTATTTCTGGTAGTTTTTCAACGTGGTGTTTTTGAACTGAGTATCCAACTCCTGTTCCACCTAAAAGTAAAAACATTGTTTCAGAAAATGCATCTACGTGATCGATTGGCATGTATGCACAATTGTAGACTCTGTTTGGTGAGATTTCAATTGGTTTTCCACCAAATTGTAATGATCTCATAGATGGTAAAACTTTCTTGTCGTACACCATTTTATATACCTCTTCTATCTCGTCTTTTATGTGAGGGTATTTTCTTTGGTGCATTTCTTTGTTACGTGTTACCAACTCTTCCCAAGTCTCTCTCCTGTTCAATTCAGGTTGAAACTTAGCGTATTTCATAAAGACAGTAATGTCACTTAATATTTTTTGCGAAATATCCATTTTTATTCAAATTTAATAATTTATTTTAAGGTTCTTGTTGTTCTTTTTGTTTTTTTCTTTCCAACAGTTCTTTTATTCTGTTCCTATTCTTTTCTTCTTTTTGTTCTTCGTGACCTAAGAATGTCACACTTTGTTCTGTATCTATTTCTAACATACCGTTATCGAACTTACAATTTTCAAATATAATTCCATCTTTACCGATCCTTGATTTTGTGATTGCAATTGTTGCCAAGTTCATTTCTTTTTGTTGTAATGATTTTGCGACCGTAATTATAACGTGTCCAACTTGTGCCTTTTTAATAGAACCACCCATTTGATCTGTTGTTACAACCTCTGATGATATTGAATTTCTGTTACCTTGTGTTGCTGTCCATCCTGCAATATCCAACTCGTGACACATTGCTTCAAATCCTCGCATTACCGATCCTTCACTCTTCCATTCATCACCTAACGCTCTGTCAGGAACCACACAATCAATATAGTCTAAAATAACCATATCAATTTTTATCCCTTCAGCAACCATCTTTCTTATTTGATTTTTAATCTGATTCATAGTCACAGTATCAGAGGGTAATTTTTTCAATATCAATTTGTTTTTTCTAGATGATTGAAGTTCTTTTACTTTTTCTGTCACTTCTTTTCTATTTTCAGAAAGATCGTCAGGGTGTATTCCTGTCCAAAGTGTAAAGTGTTTTCTTTGGATAATTTTTGGGTTGTCTTCAAAAAATATTTGAAGAACATTATACCCTAAGTTAAATGCGTGGTTAGCAATCTTTGTTGTGAACGTAGATTTACCAACACCGGTAGGTGCTAAAATAACACCGATTTCACCTTTAGCAAGACCACCTTTTAATAGGTTGTCTATACCAGGTACTCCAATTGGAATTGGGTGTCTATAATCGTCATCCAATACCTCATCAAGGTTAAAAAATACATCAGTAGTTCCCTTATCTACTTCGCCAACTTGAAGTGCTCCCCTTACCATTTCTTCTAACTTATCATAACTCTCGAAATCACCTTTATCGATGATTGATTGAGCCTTGGTCATTACTTTTTGGAGTTCTTGTTGTTTACAGAATTTA